GACTCGGCCGGCAAGTGGCTGCGAGCCCTGTGCCGTGGCGAACTGCGAGCAATGCAGGAAGCCTCCGGCGAAGACGGCGACGACCTCGTTCCCGGCGAGCTGTACGGTGCGATTGTGAACATCGTCAATCTCCAGTCGATCGCATTCCAATTGGCAAGCACGTTCCAGACCAACTCCGGCCGGATCACTCTGCCGAAGTTGGGCAACGCGACTGCCGCGTTCCTCGCCGAGGGCGTGACTCAGTCCCAGACTGACATCACGACGACCGGCGTAGTTGTTACGCCTTACGGCCTGCGAGCCTCGGTGGCGGTCTCAAACGACCTCATCGAAGACTCCGTAATCGACATCGCCTCCATGATCTCGGGCGCTTTCGCTCGCAGCTTCGCGGCGAAAATCGACTACGCTTGGCTTCAAGGCGACGGCACTGCCGGAATCACCGGACTGGCCGGGGCCGTCACCAACGAGGTCGCCGTGGTCAATGCAACGCTGGCAAACCTTGCCAGTGTAGTTGGCTTGGTCGACCCCAATGTCGGATCGTGCTCGTGGGTTTGCAGCCCGGCCGGCTACGGCCAGCTCCTATCCGCAGCGTCGGGCGGCGTTGGTATCGGTGTTGGCGTGGGTCGGTTCCCGACTGTGTTCGGTGCTCCGGTCTACGTAACCAACGGGATGCCGAGCAGCACGTTTGCTCTTTACGGCGACTTCAGCCTCAGCACCGCGATCGCCTACAAGGCAAGCGGCCTGAAGGTCGAAGCGGCCCGCGAGGCTCTGATGCCTTTGGATCAAGTGTTGTTCCACGGCAAGCAGCGGGTAGGCGTGGCAAACCACGACGTTACCTATATCGCCGCTCTTCGCGACGACTCTTGATTCTAGTTTAATCCTCCACGGCGGGGGGTTGGCGCTTGTCGCCGCCCCTCGCCGCCCTTTGGGGCTTTCACGTGACTGCCGATGTGCAACTCGTTCTTCTCGTCAGCTATCGCGGATACGCGAAGGGCCAGACCATTGGAGCGGGCGAGCGTCTGGCACAGCAGCTCGTAGACGCCGGGATCGCCGTCGTCGACTCGCAGGCAAAGCTATTCGGCCTCGGCGTCAAAGAACACGCCGTCCGATCGTTCCAAACACGCAAAGCGATAGAGGGCTAAATGAACGAGTTTGCTATGCCGCCGCGATCGGTCGTTATGATCTCGCCGCCTGTGGTCGAGCCCGTCAGCCTGTCGGCTGCCAAGCAGCATCTGCGGATCGCGGAAGACCAAACGGACGACGACACGTATATTCTCGCCCTACTGGCTACTGGTCGCCGGATCATAGAGCGACGCCTCGGCATCTCCCTGGTGGCGACCGAATACCGGGCCACTTGGTCGTACGCTCCCGGCTCGATCCTGATACCGAATCCTCCGCTCCTGACGGGCGGGTCGTACTCGTTTGAGATCACTGCCGACGGCACCGTAGTCGATCCGGAGACCTATACGCTCGACACGGATAGCCGGCCGGCGAACGTCGTATTCGACGCCATTCCCGGCGGCGTCATCGTCGTAACCTACTGGGCCGGGGTGGCTCCGGGCGGCATTGTCGCCCCGCAACTCAAAAGCGCCCTCCTTCTATATGTCGGTCACTTGTTCGCCCACAGGGAGGCCGTCTCCGAGGACGGGGCCTCAGAACTGCCGATGGCGTTCGAGATGCTGCTCGCGAGTGAAAGCGTTATGGGGGTCTGGTAATGCCCCTATCTGCCGGCAAGCTCCGAGAGCTCCTCGTAATCGAGTCGGCGACCGAGTCTCGGAACGCCCTCGGCGAGACTACCCAAACGTGGTCGGAGTTCGCCCGCCGGCGGTGTTCGGTCGACACGATCTCTTACTCGGAACAGGCTCGGCGTGGACAGATCGGCGGCTCGACCAGCTACCAAGTTAATCTCCGCTACCTAGAGGGGCTCACGGGCTCCATGCGTCTGGTATGGCCGGCTCGGGGCGGCATGACGCTCTATATCTCAAGCCTTGTCGAGAAGGGCAACCGCGAAGAGCACGAGCTAACGTGTGAGGCGGCGGCATGATTTACATGAACTCCGACAGTTTAAATGCACAACTCTCGGCACTCGTGAAAGTGTTCGATCGGCTCCCGAAGCACACCGCCAAAAAACATATCGGGGCGGCTATGAAACGGGCGCTCAAGTTCGCGATACCGATTTTGAAGTCGAACACGCCAAAGGGCGGGCCTAAGATCAAGACGGCTGCGACGACCCGGAATGCTAAGGGGCAGTTCACTGCCGGTAGTGGGGCGAAAAAGAGGGTTCGAGGCGGCGCCCTACGGAAAGCCGCGATCGCCCAGAGCAGGTTCATAGGAAAAAACAAGTCGGGGTTTACGATCGGATCGCTTGGCTACAAGTACGGCACGGAATCGCGGAAAGCGATCTGGCAGGAGTTTGGGACGCAAAAGGGAATCGAGCCAAAGCTGTTCATGCAAAAGACCTACGACCAAGTCAAAGACCAGATCGCCGGCCGGCTCGCGAGGGAATTAGCCCTGGCACTCGAGGCAGCCGCGAGGGAACAGGCTCCGTTCGTGGAAGGCAGCTACCGGAGGAAATAATATGGCGAGCCCAGAGACCTACCTACGAGCAGCGATTGAGGCCGCGACCAGCGTCGAAGCCTACCCGCTGGCCGCCCCGGCGGCCGCCGCTCCTCCGTTTGTGGTCTATCGCCGGGACTCGACCACGCGAGAGCGGCAGCTTGACACGGTCGTCGGCACGCCGGCGGGGGCCTTTAGCGTGGAGATCTACTGCGACTCGTACTCTGGCGGGAAGGATCTCGCCGACCAGATCCGAGAAGCTATCGACAACTTCAGCGGGTTGGCCGGCGACCTTACGATCGAAAGCGTGTCAATTTCGGAAGAGTCTGACGCCGAGCCGACGTATCTGGACGGCAGAGATTCTCCGACGTACTCGGTTCTTCAAAGCTATCTAATCGTCTGGCAGGAGTAGTTTATGCCGCTATCTGGAATGCCGTCGGTCGGGCCTACGCTCCCGGCCGGCTGTACTAACGTGAAGGTAAAGTCGACCGCTCCGGGCGCTGACGCAGCCGCCGCCAAAGTCGACGTTACGGTTCTGTCCGACGTCGAACGGGTCTACCAAGCTCCTCCGCTTAACGACGTTGACGCCAACGCAGTCGACGGCGTGACGACTGTCGTAACGTGCAGTTTCTTTGGCACCGCTCCAACGGTGGACGATGCCGACGCGACCGGGTGGGTTTGCACGGATGCCGAGACCGAATACTCGACAGGCGAATTTATTAAGGGAACCGCGACTTTCGAGTATCGGCCGCCAGCAGTCTAAGGAGCCACAATGGCAACAACTTCTCAGGGCTCCTACGCCGGAGCCACAAACGTCAAGGTAAAGCACTCGAGCAACTCGAAGGGCTCCGGCTCGAAGAGCCGGCTAGACGCCTCCGACTTGTCCACGACCGGCGACCGCGTCTACGTCGACGGGTTGCCCGACTCGACCGAATCGGGTGCCACGGGCGGTATCACCTCGAGCGTTACGTACACCGCGTGGGGCGACGCGGCCCCAGTGGCCGGAGCCTCTGGCACGTTCGCCGGGATCACCGGGAAATATACGGACGTTGAGACCGAGTACGCCGTCGGCGAGCTCGTCAAGTTTACCGCGACATTGGTCTCCGACTAGGAGCGACAATGGCCGCCACGAGTCAAGGCTCTACCGTCAGTTTCGGCAGCGCTATCGCTAGCCTTCTGTCGATCAAGATCGACGCCTCGGCGGGCGGTACGACCGACTGTACGAGCACGACCTCGACAATCCTCGGCAGTGGCGCCGGCGCCCGCATATTGAAAGAGCTCGACTGTACGAGCGTGGAGCCGGCCAAAGTATCGATAACATTCCTCGGCGCAGGCCCTTTTTCGGTAGACGACATCGGGGTAAAAAACACGCTCTCGGTATCGGGTACCGGGTTCAGCGTGTCGGCTCAGGCGTATTTGTCGAAGTTCGGCATAGGCGCCAGCGTCGGCGAGATGGTTACGGGCTCGGCAGAATTTCAATTAACTGGAGGTTAGATGGCTCTCGATAAGTTAAAGGACATCCTTGCACTGCAAGACGTCCCGGCGGCGATCGAATTTCACGTTCCCGAATGGAACGACACAGTCTTTTTGAAGTCGCCTTCAGCGAACGACCGAGACGTCTGGGAGGTCTACTGCCAAGAAGAAAAAGGCAAGCCGAGGAAAACGATCTGGCGAGCCAAGTTGGCGGCAATGCTGCTCTCCGACAGGGATGGCAAAGTTTTGTTCACCGATCCGAAGGACGTCGAAAAGCTCGGCGAGCATTCGGCCGCCGCCCTTCACCGGATCTGGGAGCGGTGTCTCGACCTCATGAAGATCACGGAGGTCGAGGTCGACGCAATGGAAAAACATTCGGAGCCGGCCGGAGAGACAATTTCTCTACCGGCTGGCGCTTGAGTTGGGCGAGTGGGACGTAGACGCATTGGCGAAAAGGATCTCGGTCAAACAGCTAACAGAATGGATGGCGTTCTATCGGCTCGAGCCGTTCGGCAACTCGTGGAGGCAGTCGGCTAGGGCGGCAGTATGGGCGGCAGCAGCAGCAGGAGCGAAGGTAAGCCCAGACGACGAGGACAGATTCCTACCGTGCTACCGCCCCGGCGGGGCCGTTATGACAGACGCGGAGATCGCAGCGGAGTTACGGAAGATTCCCGGTTACGAGGGTTGAGTTATGGCGGCGAGCGTAGGCAAAGTACGAGCAGTGTTTACGGCGTCGACGTCTGGGCTAACGTCTGGAATGGCGCAGGCCGGAGCGTCTGCTAAGGGGTTGCAAAGCAGGCTGGCCGGCCTTCAGGGCTCCATGCGTTCACTCGTGGCGATCCAAGGGGCGCAGCTATTCGGGTCGATCGTATCGTCGGCCGCGTCTGGGGCTCGTTCCATGATCGCTCTAGGGCAGTCTGCCGCTGAGACGGTCGACAACATCTCCAAGGTTAGTCGGGTCGTAGGCATGAGCTACGGCGAGCTGGCGTCGCTTGCTCACGCCGGAGACTTGGCGGGCGTGTCAATGAATGCGATGGCGAAGGGCGCGACAAAATCCGATATAGCGATGGTAAAGGCGTTGAACGGAAACAAAACGGCTATAGCCTCGTTTGAGGCCCTCGGCCTATCCGTGAACGATCTCGCCGGAATGAACTCGGCAGAAAAGTTCGCGGCGATCTCTGGCGCCATTGGCGGCCTACCGACAGCGGCCCAGCGGGCAGCGGCAGCGGTCAGCATATTCGGTAAGGCGGGCGCCGAGCTCCTGCCGCTATTTGAAATGGGGGCCGGCGGCGTGGCGGCAGCGACAAAGGACGCGGAGCGATTCGGTCTAGCGCTCACTGATGCCCAGGCTATCGACGTTGAAAACATGAACGACTCGTTTACGCGGGTTGGCGCTGCGATTCAAGGCGTGATACAGCAAGTCGTGGCGTATCTGGCACCGGCCCTAGACGCGGTTAGCCAAGTGTTCTCGAACCTGATTGGCGATATGGGCGGGGCAAAGATCGGCTCTATGATTGGCGAGAAAATAATCGAGGGGGCGATATTCTTCGCCGGCATCGCCGATTCGTTTATCGCCCAGAGCGGCGGCTTGTTTGAGTATTTCTCGCAGATCGGCGGGCAGTGGAATGCGGTCTGGGATCTAGCCAGCAGGATCGGGAGCGTATTCCTCGCCGTCGGGGACGCCCTCAAAGTCACGTTCGGCGTTCTCGCCCTGTCGATCACGGCGCCAGTGCAAGCGCTTGCCGAGGTGGCGGCCTATATCGGCAAGAGCCTCGGGTTTGATACCAGCGGCCTAGACGCTTTTATCGCGGGGGCGGAGGCGTTCAATCTCACAATGATCTCAGGCATCGAAGAGAATGCCAAAAGCGCAGCGGCGAACATTAGCGCAGCCTTCTCCGACGGCGCACCGCAGGCCGGCGCAGCGATCGCTACGCCACTAACGGACGCGATCCGACAAGCCCAGGGCGTCGCTCAAGCCTCCGCCATGACGCCCAACCAACCGCAGGCCGTGGCCGCCCCTGTGACGGTCGAGGTAAAGGCCGAGATCTCGCGTGAAGCGATCCAAGGCATCGACAGCCGCTCGACTGCCGGAGCGACCGAGATGTTTCGCCTGATGCGGGAGAATCCACAACAGGAAGTGCAAAACAAGATCGAGGAGAATACGCGGCAGACCTCGGCGAACACGCGAGATATGGGGATCGACATAGACGAAGTTCAATACGCAGGCGCGGCGGGATCATAAAATAAAATGACAATCGTCTACACAAAAGAGCTACCACGCGAACGCAGCCAGAGCGGCGCACACGGGGAAACCTACACCTATACGCGGGCGTTTCTCGTTCGCACGGACAGCCCGACCGAGCCCCTACCTAACGTTACTAACGCTCCGGGGTTTGCGTGGCTAGACGACCACCCTGACGACCCGAGCGTCGGGGCTCTCTCGTTCGAGACGACGCCGGCAGACGATTCAAGCCTCCTCTACTTTGTCAAAGTGAAGTACGGGGCTCGCCCGAAGGACGCCGCGAGCTCGTGGTCTCCGGACGGCATACCGGGGGCGGTCGAAGGGCTGATGAAATTCCCTGTTTGGTCGGGCTCGAGCAGCGTTACGACTGGCCCATGTCTCGAGGACAAAGACGATGAAATGATCGTGAACTCGGCGGGCGATCCGCTCGAGGGTATGGAAATGGAGATGGCCGACGCGAAGCTGACGGTCACGAACTACGCCACGACTCATACAAACTGGATGACAGCGGCGAAGACCTATACAAACTCGTGCAATAACGCTACGTGGAACGGCGGCGCTATCGACTGTTGGAAGTGTCAGGGATGCTCGGCAAAGCTCGCGACCGAGAACGTCGGCGGGGTTACGTTCAATTTCTGGGAGCTCACGTGGGAGTTCGCCTACCGCGAGAAGTCGTGGCGGTTGCGGCCGTGGGATATTGGCTTTGCCGAGAAAGCCGACTCAGAGGGCGTAGCGTCTGCGGGTGGGACGTATAGGAAAGCGATCAAAGGAGCGGACGGCAAGGCGACCGCGAGACCCGTCGCCCTGGCGGCCGGTGTTGCCAAGCCTGCCGGCGAGCCGCCAGACGCTTTATCGTTTGTGATCTATGAGCGACAGGACTTTATGACGGCGTTCGGCGAAGTGTTCACGCCGGCCTCGGGGCCTGCCTAATGGCAAACAAACCAAAAGCCAACGCGGCCGACCGCCCGGTTATGCTCTCGGCCGATAGCGCTCGCCGCGTCGGCCGAATGCTCTCGGCCTACGAGGGCGGCGACCGGGCGATCACGCCGTATGTTGTGCCGAATGGATTGGTTGACGGCGACGAGCCTGTCCGGCTCTGCAAGACGACGGCGGCGTGGGCGAAGAACACTACCGCAACGCTCAATGTCTGGGAGGACGGGACGCCACCGAACGAGACGCAGACGGCCGGCGAGACGATCGAGGCCGTAGTTAATAAGTTCGCGGCAGTCGCCACCAATAAGTTCTGCATGATCGCGAAGGCCGCCAACGGCTCCTGGTACCTTATCGCAGCGGAGTGTTGATGCTCGACCTCCTCGCCGCTATATCGTCGGTCGACCCGCCTGCCGTCTTGGCGTGGCTCGTCCTTGTGTTCGCGGCGGGAATGTACCCGGTGGGCATCATGCTCGGGTCGAGCTGCTCCGCGTGTTGCTCATGCCCCGAATGCGAGGAGGGGGCGCTACCCGACACGGTTACGGTGGCGATCTCTGGATATAACGATGAGTACGTGCAAGGCCCGAATCTAGCGTTGCTTTCGTTTTCGTCAAACTTTGGCTCCGGTGCGTCGGGTCGAGTGGCGGCGCCGAGCGGCGATCCTGCGACCGCCAAAGGGCCTATATCGGAAATTGAAGTTAGCTACAGCGGCAGTGGGTACGCCGTCCTTGGCCGCGTGGCTCCGACGCTCACGCTCACCGGCTACGCCTATGGCTCCGGCACCGGGGCGACGTTCACGCCGACGCTCAACAACACGCAGGACGCGAACGGCTACGACCTGTGGTCGCTCGCGTCTGTTGCGGTATCCGGCGGCACCGGGTACGCAGACTTTGAACCGCTCACGATCACTTTGGCAGATGGCGACACGCAAGTCTCCCTAGCGTCTGCGATTACCTTCGTTGACAAGTCGCCGCCGACGTTGACTCTTAGCGGCGCCGCAACGGCTACCATAGTACTTTCGGGCGTGAGTATTTTTCTCGACAACCCCTACTACACGGTTGGCTCCGTTACGGTCACCAACGGCGGTAGCGGCTATACCGACGGGCAGGCCCTGACGTTTTCAACGGCGGCCGGCGACGTAACGCTCACCAACGCAACAGCAACCGCAGTAGTTATCTCCGGCGACCAACTCCATTCGGTAACGATCACAAACCCGGGCAACTACTACCACGCCGATCCCGGCGGGATTAGCGTAGTCGTAAAGGATTCCGGCAGTTACTACCGCGAGGACGCGGCCGCTACGCCGTATCTTGCGACCGTCACGATAGCCGTAATTCAATCGGCACCCAGCACAGGCAGCGGCGCGGTGCTGGCCGCGACGATCGACGATGACACCAGCAGCGCGAGCTTTGGGTTTATCACGGGCGTCACGATCACGAACGGGGGCGACGGCTACCTCGCGTGGGCAAACCGAGTGGAGGAATGTTGCGAGGATTACTGGAACGGAATGACCGTAGTTCTCAAGCGTGGCAAGAACAATGCGGGCGTAGACGACCCCTGTTGGTATTCGCACTCAATGTGCGGGACGAGTTGCGGGGCGACTGTATTCGTCCAGTATCGCGGCCCATTAGAGTCGCCGATCGCCGGCGTTTCGTCGGGGGAATGCGGCTATTCCGTAGAGGCATCGACGCTCGTAACCGGCTGCACTGGCTTGGCGTTCACAGCAACGCACGCCAGCGGTGCTACGTTTACCGTGACTCCCGGCGGCGAATACCTAGAGACGGACAAGGCGGGAGACGCTAGCGAGAATTGTTTTTCCTGTTGCCGTGGGGATTCTCCTGCGCCTGCCGAGGTCGAAGTGGAAGTCTATGACGAGAACTTTAACTACGGTGTGCTGGTTCTCACGAGAGACGGCCAGAGCGGTTGCTCTTCAACTTGGTCAGAGCAGTTAATCCCAAACCAATTCCCAGTAATTATTGTTTCGATTAGCCAATGCAGCTACCCAGATGCGATCGACTGCGATCACTGCTGGAAGAAGTGTCAGACAATAGCACAAGTTAATGGTGGGCCTGTAGCAGGCTTTGGGGTTTTACTGTTTTACTCTAGCCCTTGTTTGTCCTGCCTAGATAGCCCGACGTGCGCTCCGGCGGCCGGTACATACGTCTGCGATAACGTCGCAAACGACTTTAATAACGAGTACGCTAATAGCAGCGTTACGGTGGTGGTGCTGTGAGTAGTTGCGACTTTAACAACCCGTCGCAGACTTGTCCTGTTTGCGGCTACGTTGCCAAACGATTGCCAACTCGCCGCGAATGTCGCCCTTTACCGGAAAAGGTCTGTCGACCCATACCGCTGGGCGACGTCACGGAGCGACTACTGATCTCTATCGGCCTAACAAAAGAGCGTGTCGAGGAGTGGACGAGGGCGGCAGGCAAGCCCGGCGGCTGCGGATGTAGCGGTCGGCAGAAGTGGTTGAACGAGTGGGGCAATAAAATACAGTACGGCGCACGCGACGCGATGAGGGCAGCGGAGAAGTTCTATCTAGGCCAATAGCCAGAGGCACGGATGCCGAAGCGACGACAGCCCACGAGGATCTATCTTGACGGCCGCCAATGGCGAATCGTCCGGTCGAGGCTACGTCGGCTATGGGGCGACTGCGATTACGAACTCGGCCGCATACGAATCAATAGCCGGCTAGTCGGCGAGGATCTGCTCAACACGCTTATTCACGAGATCCTCCACGCGAGATTCCCAGACTTGTCGGAGCAGAGTGTAAGAGACTTTTCAGACGAGCTCGCCGGCGTGGTGAACTCGTTCGGTTTCGAGATCGCAGACCACGAGGAGGGATCGTGAACGACAAAGGCAACTTTTCGGCAGCGGCAAAGGCTCGAAGACTTATTAGGAAATTTCCCGACGCCTCGGCCCTCAGCCTCGCCCGCCGATTGAAAGCCGAGATCAATGGCGCTTCGACAGTGGAATCCTGCCGATCGACAGTACGGCAGCAGCTCGGCCAGGGCGGCCCGTACCGTCAAGCAGTCGCAAAGAAACACCGCACGTACCGAGCACCGCGAAAGCCGGGGGAGAATCGGGCCGAGATGCCGAAGAGCCTCGCCTCGGCGTGGTCGCCGTTTGTCCTGGGCGTAACGGGACAGGTCGGAATCCTCTCAGACATCCACGTTCCGTATCACTCGACCAAAGCGCTCGCGGCGGCCGTCAAGCACCTGAAGACGTTGGGGCTCAAGGCGTTGATTCTCAATGGAGACTTCGCGGACTTCTATTCGATTAGCAGATGGACAAAGAATCCGTCGCAGCGCGACTTCGCCGGCGAGCTCAAGGCCGTACGCGGATTGATCGGATGGCTACGGTCGGAGTTCCCGAAG